GAGATTCTATCTCCCCTATAACTAATTTAATATCCCCCTCATCTCCAAAGATATTTAACTCCCTTCCATGTAAGATCATATCTTGAATAAGATAATTTCTATCAGACTCATCAAGTGGTTTAAGAAGTTCTTGCAACTCCTCACTACAACTATTTTCAAGCATGTCATCATGTAAAGGCAACTCGCATCCAATAGCTTCTTTGAGAGCTTCAAGCTCCCATTCTATGATATTATCAACTGTTATTTTTTTGGTAGTTTTCATATATGTTTATTTATTTATTATTTATTTATTTATCTCAGTTCAATTAATAAACTGAATACAGCCCATCAAGTAATTAAACCTGATAGGCTGTCTTCTATTTACTAAGCGTAATGATTAGCACCATTTAATTTTTCAAGCTTAATAGAGCCACTTTTGATTCCTTGCTTTATCTCTTGCGTTGTCATATCAAGAAAAGCGTTTCTATATTTTGAAGTGGTTCTTGAATAGTCCCAATAATCAGAATCCAAAGTTATCTCTGCACCTTTTTTATGAGCAATGATTGTCTTATAGCTTTGGAATATTTCCTCATCAATTCCCAATTCGATTACAAATTGATTAGCAATCTTATTCCCATTTGATGAAGTCATATTGTGAACTTTTGGCGTGTTAATAGCAGTAGTTTCCATGATGGTTAGTTTTTTTTTTGGTTAGTTTATTTATTATTTATTTATCTCAGGATTATTTTTTGTCATTATAATCTGACTAATTACCCCCATCAGTATTTAATTGATGAGGGCAACCAGTCAATCTACATTGAATGTATCAAAACTACCAGTTTATGAATTAAGTAAGTTAGGAACAATAAACTGTAAATTATTAGACAGTTCATGAATCCAAATATTAATTTTTCTTTGATGCTGGTAGTTTTTTTGTGGTGTGTTGTTTTCACTTTGGTTAGTTTTTTGGTTAGTTTTTCGTGTATTTCAACAAGAAGACAATTTAACTAATAAATTAAATAAAAGAATAATCAAAAAGAATTTAATTAAATTTTATTCATTATTAATAATAATCCAAATTGAGTTCTTACTATCTTTTCGGACTTGATACAGTTGTTCAGGAATCTGTCGTTCCTCAACTCCCATTCTTCATACCTCAGTTCTTCTTCTGATAACTCATCAATTTGTTTTTGACTATATCCGATTTGTTCCAGTCGCAAGTCTTCATTTGCTTCTAGGAATTCTTCTTCCACTTGGTTGTAATATTCCATATAAGCTTCTGTTATGTCAGTAAGGATTATTACTTCTTTGTTTTCAAGGTGTTTTGGTAGCATATTATTTTTTTTTGGTAGTTTGTTAATAAATGAATGAACATTCTAATTGATGACAAGTAATTGTCAAAAAGAATTAAATTAATATTTATTCATAATTAAAATAAAACAATAAAATATTAAAAGTGTTTTAAGTGATTACAAAGTAAATACAGAAAGGTTTAGAGTAAGTTGTATATACATTGTAAACACAAAAGCAAAAACCCCCGATACGAAAAACAAACGAGCGAAAAAAGAACCGACGCAACCAGACAAACAAAACAAAGAACAAGCTCAAAAGTTAACACACAAGATTGAACATCTGGTGCAGATTGTTGTATTAGTAGGACTTTTTTAACATACTCCCTATCAAGTGACAAAAAGAGGACAATTAGCAGCCATTTTTTATAATCCCTACCTACCCGATGGGGATTGTCGACTTGGATTCATGTACGTATACCCCTTCACATTTTTTTACCAAAAATAAAAGGTATTAGTTTGGAGAAGGTAGTTTGGAGATAGCTAACTTAAAACTTACTTAAACCCCCACATTTAACATGTTGTTAAGTAACTTTTCTACCTAATACTAAGTATACTTAAAGTTATACTCTATAACTATTTTAAAATAACTTACTCCTAACTTCTTTATTACTTATATTAAATTAGGTTTACTTATCTTACAATCATAATTACTGATTTCTATATAAGTAATGGTTTTTTGACCCCCCTATAGTCCCCCCTTTATCATATATGTAACAGAATTAATTTCCCTTTGTTTTTTGTATTTTCTTGAGTTCCTTTTTAATGACTGGGAGAAGGATACTATCAAAGGCTCTTACGAGGGCTTCTTCTTTGTTTTCGTCATCTAGGAGGTAACTAAGACCTGAGAGTGCTAGAGAGGCATGATAGGCTTCGTGGAGGATTGTATCGAGCCTTTCCTGTGTACTTAGGTTCTCCCTTACTGTAATGATCTTTTTGTCTACGTCGAGGGTTCCAAAGTCTTCTAGGTTTTTTTGGTAGGTGATCTTGTACTTTTGACCACCTATGGTGATTTGGCGTGGTTTATAGGATATGCTCATCTGCCCATTGTTTAACGCCAAGAGCTATGGCTTGGCTTAGAGTTGACTCCTGATCTGCGAACATTATCCAGTCCTGCCAGTTACTTCCAAAAAAGGGTTCAGTGATAATACAAGGCATTGTAGGAAGCCTAAGAAAGGTTGCTCCTCGTGATCCCTTGCCGATACCTTTAACTCCTCTGTTTTTTGCTAGGGGAAAATATCTTCTACAACCCTGTAGGACATACTCTGCAAGGCTTAGTCCTATCCTGGATGTATGCCAGTGTAACATTTCCATTCCGTTTGCTTTGTCGCTTGCAGCAGCGTTGAAGTGAAGTTCTATGGCTATTGAAGCCTTTTGTTGTTTTAGATGTTTTGCAAGCCAATTCATCGAAGACACATAAGATCCGTAGGTTCCTCCGTAGTCATCTACAACAAAAGAAGCAATTCCGTACTCCTGTAGATCTGACTTGAGGTATTCAGCAACCTTTTTGTTATATGTCCACTCGTTGATACCTCCGCAACTTACTGCCCCTGTGTCTCCCTTTCTGCTGTGTCCAACACAAATACCTACGTTTAGGTCTTCTCTAGGAATGTTGTTAGTTGGAAAGGGAACGGCTTTTGGTTTTTCCTTTAGCCTTTCAAGTTCGTTGATATGTTCTATTGCGCTGCTAATGTGTTCCTGTGCTTTGAACAGGTTTTCTTTAATGTCCTTCATATTTCCTCTACAAATCGTCGTTAGTTAAAAATGGTATCATGTGAGCAAGAAGTAATTCTAAGCCCACCTCGTTGATCCTAGAGCCAGTTAGGACTATTTCTGTGATTCTTCTTATTACCAAAGTAGCTGTCTGACATCTTTCTAAGTTCTTCGTTAAGTAAATCTTCTTGTCTGTCTGCTATCTTTCTTTCTGCATCTTGAGACATTTGTTCTGCCCAATAAGCAACAGCGATAGCAAGAGCATCAAGTCTGTCATCGTGGGTGATTGCTCCCCTGTCTCTAGTGATTCTGGAAAGCTGATACATGAGTTGGTATTTGAGTTGTGATTCAAGTGGGTAGTTCTGAGCCGAGCTAAAGTCATTTCGTATGACATCAGGAGAAACTACAAGTTTGTGCTGACTCATAACTGGTTCAAGTGTGTCGATGATTCTCTTTTCTTTTTGTATGCTGTGGCGAACTTCTTCTATTGTGCATGGATGAACTTTACCAAGAAAAGGTTTAAACAGTTCGCTAAACATGCCATCTCCAAAGTTACTTTCAACTATGATGTAGTTGACCTTGTGTTTCTTGGCTTTCATCGCAAGGATCTTCAGAACATCTTCACCATAACCACCTTGCATACCACCTGCGTCGGGAACGTATAGATAACCATTGAGCATTTTTACAATGGCCCAAGAAGTTTCATCTCGTCCTCTTCCTGATGGGTCTATAGACATTACCGATCCTGTGTATTCGATCATGTCTCCTACCTGCTTCATTGGTCTGTAGAACCTGTCACCAGTGAAGCCAACATTAGGAACATCGCCTCCCCAGATGAGGTCTGGACTTTGTGCCCATACTACTTTCTCTGGTGCTAACTCATCATCGATGTCCATTACCAGTAAGTCGTTTATCTTTAGTGGATAGCGATCAACATCAGACAGCCTACTGTCCAACATAAACTGCATTGCAAAACCTGCTTTGCCATAGCTTATTTCTCGCTCCGTTAAGTCCAGTTCACTAAACCTTAGTGGCTCAGTAGACTTACCTTCTTTTTCTTTCGACACGCAGAGTGGACTCACCCTTCCGAAGTATGTTTTTTCATTCTTTTCGGGAGTAATATATTTGCAAGTCCAGATACTCGCAGTGTAGTCTCTCTCAAGTAGTTTATTGTAGAGGGAGTCTTCGCACTGTGGAGTTCCTAGAAAGACGATTTTGGAGTCCTTGTCAGGTTTGAGTATCGATTCAAACTCCTTTACCTGCTCACCCAATTTGTCTCTCATGCCCTGAGTTGCCGAGTTGTTGGGGACTTCTACGTCATCCGCAACAATGATGTCAGCCCTGCTACCTGTAAGTTGGGAGGATATGCCCAACGACTTTACGCTCGGTGCATGACTTGCAGGAGCAAGACCAACATCAAAACTTATCTTTGAAAATCTTTGTGTAGCTGAAGGGATAAGGGGTTTAAGTATTGGCATTTCGTGAATGAGTCTCAGAGTAAAGGTACTGAAGTCATCCGCTCTTGTTTTACTTGCAGAGCAGACAAGAATATTTTTTGAAGGGTCTAGAAGTAGTTGATGGACAACGTATGCTGAACATATCCAGGACTTACCAACACCTCGAAAGCCTTGGATGACTGCTCGTCTTGATCCGTTTTGCATCCAGTCTGCTATTTCATATTGGATGTCTGTGGGGTTGGGTAGATTAAGATGCTTCCAAGCGAGGTATAAAAAATTCCTAAAGTCTTTTAGTTCTTCGGGAATAGGTTCTTGAGAAGACATGTATGTGTTAGCCGTTAGCTACTTCTCCTTCATTTTCTTCTTCTTCGTCTTTAAAAGGAAGAATGCTAACAAGGTCTTGCATTTGGTTGTCGTGTTTGATTGAGGAATGAACGCCATTGTCTTTTAGATATTGTCTGATGCAGTTTACAAGGGAAGGCGTAGCTTCTCCTGATTGCACTTGATTTATCATCCAATCAACTGTGATGTTCTTGAGGAAGTCATCTTTTTCCTCAGTAGTCATGTTACTGATATCCAT